AAAGAAATGATTCCTTACAATCAATGGCAAATATCTAAATAAATTATGAAAACAATCAGAAATACAAAAACTGGAGAAATCAAACGAGTGGACGACAAAGACGCTAACAACATGGTAGGAACATCTTGGCAAGGTTGGGAGTATTGTCCAAAGTCTCTGTGGAAGACAGAGGTTAGAGGTTCTGTGAAGGTGGAGAGTAAGAAAGTTGAAAATAAACCTTCTGAAAATCTATCTGATAAAAAAGTTCGTAAACAACGAAAAGACGCAAAAGCTCAGAAGTATGCCAACAAATGAGGAAAAGTTCTTGGCTAAGCTAAGACAACCTGTACACATTTCTTTCATTGCAAAATACCTTTTGAAGGTTAGTGAGGAAGAGGCGATGGAAGTATTAAACAAATACATTGAACTAGGTTTAGTTGAGGAAAGTAAACATGGAAAAGGATATTATGGACTCACACACCAATGAAATAGAAAAAATGGTTAACCACCCACAACACTACGGTGGTGAGAACAACCCTTATGAGGTCATCAAAGTTATTGAAGCTTTGGAAATGGACTTCCATCTTGGGAACACGTTCAAGTATATTGCTCGTGCCGGTAAGAAAGGTACGGATAAAGAACTTCAGGACCTTAAAAAAGCATTGTGGTATCTACAACGTAAGATAGAACTAATCGAGGGAAAATGTTAACCTATTTGCTCCTCGGTATGGTGTTTACGTTCATGATAGATTCAATGCTCATAAATGGACCTGATGAAACTCATCTTACCATGAAAGAAAGAATATTAACAGTATTGGTGTGGCCCATCATGTTATTATATTTGATATTAGAATTACTTAAAAAATGAAGAATATAGAAGAATTAAAAGGAAAGATTTGGAATTCAGACACTGTTGAATTCATGAACAACATGGAGGAAGGTTCAATCGATTTGATGGTTACTAGCCCACCATACGGTGTTGGAATTGAATATGACAGTTGGGATGATGACAAAGAGTTCACAGAGTATATGAAGTTCACCGAGGAGTGGTTGACCGCAGCGTATCGTGTATTGAAAGATGATGGTCGTATCGCAATTAATATTCCTTATGAGATTAACAGACAATCAAAAGGAGGAAGAATTTATTTTTCTGCCGAGGTATGGGCTGTAATGAGAAAGATAGGTTTTGGTTTCTTTGGTATTATTGACTTAGAAGAAACGTCACCACATAGAAGTAAGACTACAGCGTGGGGTAGTTGGATGAGTCCTTCATCACCTTACATTTACAATCCTAAAGAGTGTGTAATCTTGGCGTATAAGAAACAACACACCAAGAAAGTTAAGGGAACACCTCAATGGGAGTCTTGGATTGAAATGATTGATGACCCTAAGAATCCTGGTCAACAAAAGAAGAAACAGATGTATGCTGATGATGATAAAAAAGACTTCATCAATTTGGTTTACGGACAATGGCATTACTTCGCCGACACTAAACAACAAACCAAGGCGACATTCTCAATGGATATTCCGTGGAAGGCAATCAAGATTCTATCTTACAAAGAAGATGTAATCATGGACCCGTTCAATGGTTCGGGTACAACATGTTTAGCTGCTGAGATGCTTGGACGTTCTTGGATTGGTGTTGATATCAGTCCTAACTACTGTGAAGTAGCTCGAAAGAGGGTTAGAGAATACCAACTACAACAAAATCAACTTGAAATACAATTAGAAACCCCTACTAAATAGGGGTTTTTTATTTCTGTGATATTTATAAAACATGGGAAAACCTTTTGTACTTAATGAACAAGAAAGACAACGTATAAAACTCTTATACGAGGATAGTGCGGAGTCTCAGACAAAGGTCCCTGCAATACCAAGAAACATTATCATTGGTGACTCACAAACACCTTATGTTGATAACGCAACTTCTAAGGCATCAAGAATAGGAACTGCGTCAGGTGTTCAGTCATTATGGAAAGGTGGTATGGGGGTAAATTGGTTAAAAGATGCTGTGAATGCTTACCCATATGTAAATGAGGATGTTGAAAACGTCATCACCGTAATCGGAACTAACGGTAACTTCGGTAAAGTGTTTAATGATGATGTTCCTGGTTTATTTGCTGCCATTGGTGAGAAGTTTCCAAACACAAGAATATTGGTTGTCCAAGGTTCGTGGGGTTGGGGTGGACTTGCAAGGACTACAGAAAAACAGGTAAGAGATTATTATAAACAATATAGGGACCTCGGAGGTATTTTGATTGAACCGCCGATTGGTAACATAGAGCCACATGGAAATAATCCTGTGTACCAAAGAATTGGTTCAGCGATTGATTCCATGATTAGATAAATAAGATATTTATATTAAAAATTGATTATGAAACAATTCAGAATTAACGAACAAGAAAGAAGTAGAATCCTTGGTTTACACATCGAAGCCACATCAAGACAATACCTAAAAGAAGATTTCAATAATAGTATGACTACTATTGATAGATACAACTACAACATGGCTATTCAGTGTTTCTTGAATAAAAAAGGTGTAAAGGATGATGACGGTAAACCATTGAAGATGGACGGTTCAATTGGTAACTGGCCTAAATCTAAAAGTGCTCAGGCAGTTGCAAACTATCAGTCAATGATTAAGGTAACCGCTGATGGTGTTTGGGGTGAAGATACAATGGATGCGATGCCAGAAAAAGATAGAGTTATTTTCAAACAGTGTGTGTCTGACCACGGAGATTTATTTGATAAAATTGCACACTATTTCGGTTGGGACTAATGAAAAAATTAATTAAAGAATCAGGTCTACGTGACATTAAAGCTTTGGCGAAAAGATACCCAAAGGCTAAGATTTATTTCCACCAAGATTTGGACGGGGTAACGACAGCGATTGCCATGAGAGAGTATTTGGAATCTAACGGTATTAAAGTTGTTGGTTCTGAGGTTATCCAATATGGTGACAAAGAGTTTGCTGTAAAGAAACAAGATGCTACAGGTGATACGATGCCTGTGTTGGTTGACTTTGCTCACGGTAAACCAATGTTTGTTATTCATACAGACCACCACGATACACAGACAGGTGTTGAGAAAGATACTTCAGTTTCATTCAAACCATCACGTTCAAATGTGGCTACAATCTCTCAGGTTGTTTCACCAAAAGAAATATTTACACAAGACGACATCACTTTGATTTCGACTGTGGACTCTGCGGACTTCGCTAAGTATGGGTTGAAACCAAAAGACATTATGAACTTTATCTTCAAGTTAGATAAAGACAAGTCACTACAAAAGAACAAATTCGCTTTGGGGCTGGCAGCTAACAAATTATTATTAGCTTATAAGAACAAACCAGGTTTCTTAGAAGAGTTGGTGATGAATGCCTCACCATCGTTGTTGAATATCTTACAGAACACCAAAAGAATTGCACAGGAGAAAAACTATGCAACTCCTGAGATGATGAGTTCAAACCAAAAAAATTACATTCAGTCTCAACAGAACAGTTCACGAGTTCAATTTGAAGATGGTATCATCGTTCAGTACGGTGGTGGAGCTTTATCTAAGCCAGGTGCTTACGATAGATATGTTCCATTTGAAAACTATCCTGATGCTGACTTCTTGGTGATTGCATGGCCAATGGGATTGGTTCAAGCGTCTTGTAATCCATTCAATAAAGAAAGACAACTCAAGGGTGTAAACTTGGGTGAGATTGCAGATGAGGTAATGTTGAAATGGAAAGGTCAGTTGGAAGATAAGATTATACCTTTGTCAACTATCAAGTGGGTGTCTGAAACATCTGCGAAAGAAGGTTCGGTTGGATTTACAGATGCGGACCTTGAAGCATTCTACGGTGACAAAGTACGTGAGATTGAAAACGGTGAACAATATCTTTCATCAATTAAAAAGATAATGGCAAAACCATCAAAGGATTTGACAGATGAAGAATGGTCTGTGTTGGATAGATTCGGTGTTCCTGCTTGGGATATGATTGAAGCTAACTCAGGTGGTCACAAGTGTATCACAAACATCTCAGCACTAAACTATTTCGGAAGAGCTAAGAGACCAAATCAGGACCCATATAGATATAATCCTGAGGCGGACGACGCACCATACGTTAAGTTTGTTAAGATGATTCAAAGAGAGTTTGTTAATAAACTCAAAGAAAAGATAAAATCGGGTTCTGAATCAGAATCAGAGTAATGAAAAGGAGACATTGTCTCCTTTTTTTATGCCAAGTTTTTCACAAGTACCACCAGGGATTTCTAATACCTTGTCTCCGTAACCTTTGTAACTTTCACAATCTAATTCATCACATGGTTCACAGTTCTCGTGGATTTCAGTTATAACATTTCCGTCAATCATAATAATATCCAACGGCACAAGACAGTCTCTCATCCAAAAACTCTGTTCACCCTTATATGGCATTATAAAATACAATCCATTGTATTCCTCATTAAAATTCTTACCCATCATACCGTTTTGGATTTGATTAGGGGTAACCGCCAGTTTAACTTTGAACTTATGGTCGTTGATTGAAAGGTTCATAAAGATAAATACCACAAACAAAATAAAAAAAACTTTGATATACCACTTGACAGAAGGAAAAAAGTTCATACATTAGTATAACTTTTGAAGATTAACAGATATTTATTTATCACAATCAAAAAAAGTTTACAGGATTATTTGACAGTATGAAAATAATGTCGTAAGTTTGTAAGACAAATCAGAAACACGGAACCCAAATCTCACCATCCGTAGTTATAGAGTAAGTTTCTGATACGTTCTTTGAAAGATTAATGGTTGAGATATCAACTTGTTTTTTGGTGACTTGTCACCGTGACCCCTTTTCTTTTCAAGAAAAGTTGATATCAAAAACCTTCGGCGGTTTAGCGTCGTTAGATAACCTCAGTAATGAGACTAAAAGGATGGAACTTAGATTAGCCTCTAAGGGAAATTCGCAGGACGAAAGTCTTGACAACTAAACAAAGTGACTACGGTTATTGCCCCAACGACAAGTGTTGAGGGGGAATAATCACTCCGAGTCCGTGGAATATCGGGGTTGAGGTGGTGACACCAATAGGAAAAGTCACAGGTGACGGTTCGACACTCCCTGCCAGGGGTTGTAGAGCTGGGTACCAGTCTCAAGGGTTTCCGAGTCGTACAAAAAGAGATGACGAAGTCCTGACAGACCGTGAGCTGGCAGGTTCACAGGGTGGTGTGAAGCATTTTGTTCCCAAAAGGAACGGAACTTCTCCCGAAGCACATCGTCCATTTATCCACAAGAGCTAACTTTATATGAAAATAAAGATACAGCAAAAGTTCTTCGGGCGTTGAAACTGAAAGGTGTCTAACACTTCAGGTCATCGGACTAATGGAGTCATGAGCGGACCGCAAGTCCTCTTATGTTAATCACGAAATACCTCGTGGGACGGCCATCCCTTAGTGAGCTCGCAAGGCTTAAGAGAGTAGAGTAACGGTTGAGTTGGTTTCAACGATAAGAGTGGTAAACTTAAAATACCGACACTGACTCGATACTACGGGCAATCGTAGTGGACAATGTGAGGAACCAATATCAGGATAATCTCACGAAAGACGGGTCTTCAAAACGTGTAGTCTCAGCGTATTTACACCTTCCTTAACCTCAGTCCAAAAATACTGAGGTTTTTTTTTGCTCTTATTTTGGTAGTACGGAAAATATTTGTATATTTGTAACACAATGAAGACAGTTAAAATTATCCATCCACAGTTCGGCGAGGTTCTAAACGAGGAATATCAAGATGCGGTTCAGCACAAGATTTTCTTGACTATGATTCATTCATGTTTGGAATTGAAGCAAGACCTGACAACTTTCAACGGACGTGACTTCTTGATGCACGTACCATTTGAAATCCTTCGTCAGTGTCTAATCCTTGGTAACGTTGAAACCGTTACACTTGGTGAATATGCAACAATTAAATCCAAAATGGAAGGTTGATTAATTCGTATTTAATTTTTATACTTTATGTCTATGGGAAGAGAGTTCAAATGTGGTGATTGGGTTGTTATTCCCAAGACTAAACAAATTAAGTATGTCGAAGAAGTCGAAGTTTACGATGGGGAT